GCTGCAGAAGCACCAACAACCGCTAGAACTTTAGCTAAAAAACCTCCACTAGGTTTTCCTAAGACTACAGGAAGTGAATCTAAGAATGTACCGACAGCTGCTTTCTTTATATTTGTTTTTACTTCTAGGTCTTTGGTTGCTAGTGAAATCGCTTCTGGTGCCCCAGAACTATATGCAACAACAGCAGTTGCACCTTCAATCCCAGCACCTCCAACAAATTCAACAAAACCATTACCGTCTTCATCATTACCAACTGACTTAACAAATCCCGCAAAGGTTTTTCCATCTGTTCCATCACCTATGATAGATTGGTTCTTAATATTAAATTTATCCTTTGCCTCTCCAAGTAATTTTTTTGTACCTGTAATAGTGTCTGAACTTACATCAAATTTCTGAATGTTTACATCGAAGGTTCCGTCTTTGTCCGTGATAGACCTTACAAGATTAGACGTTGACTTTGGCATCGACCTAACAGAGTTTTGTTTTAACTTAGTGTTTAGTGTGTTTTTTAAATTTAAACCCATTATTCATAATCTCCTAAAGCATCCTCGTTTTCAAATATTCCTAATTTTTCAATATTATACTTTAAATAGTACTTAGCAAATATATATAAAGAACCTTTACTACCCTTGACGGTCTTAGTGTCTAACAATCTAATACTAACAGACCTTAAATAACTATTTAATTCAAAGGCAATAAATTGAAGTTGAACATCAAATATTTGATATCTAGGCGAAAACGCTTTTAGGTTCTCTAGTCTCTGACCAGACCACGATGCTAAACCAAATTTATCAAACTCATCTTCATCACTACCTTCACCCTTTGCTCCTGTTACCATACTTAATTGAGAAAGGTTTTCAGTAATACCGACAGCTTGATTATATGTATAACCTAAATTTAAGAAGAATTGTAAAGAGAACTCTAATCTGTTTTTCTTTATCTTATCAGTGATGGTTCCCGTGTTTCCATTTTCTATATTAAGAGTGCTAGCAAGAACTGCATCTTCTTCTACTGTCAATTGTTTTGTGTCTTTCTGAATTTGTGTTGGTAATTCTATTCTTGGAAGTGACCCCAAAACAATAGGTGTCTGTGAACTCTTTCCATCCATAAACATTCCGAACACCAAAGCGTTAGGTAAAACACGAGGTATCTTACCGATACCCGATACTCCACCTTCTGTTGTTGGGAGAACACATTGTGCCCAAGGTAGATGGTCTTCTGGAATATTAACGGTTGATGCATTATGTAATCCGTGTATGCGTATCTTTACTCGTCCCTCATATCCTATTGGGGGAGTTGAGTTTATAACGGTTGCAATAAACCACCTAGTTTTATCACCATAATATTCTGACATTATGCAGACTCCAACGAAACTATTTTACATGTTGCTGAATGAGATGTTCCATAGAAATGATGTTTTATAGAGTATATAAGATACTCACCAGAGTGTCTTGAATCTTTCATACCAGTTGGACTATCTATGTCACTACCACTAATATCATCACTAACTACTATTAGGTCAAGTTTATCTCCTATACAAGCGTTCCCTAACATAAGAGATGAACCATCAACAACAATCACCAGATTGTTTTTATTTATTACATTTTTAATTGAGGCACTCGATACCTTCATTCTAAATTTACTCTCATCAGTTTCATCATGATAACTTTTTAAATTTCCATAAGTTCCTGTAGAGGTTATAGAGTGAAAAGTAACGGCATCAAACTCTTCTATTTTTTTATCCAATAGAATGAAGTCTCCGTCATATACATTTTGTGATGCTCCATTCTCATTCTCTATAATATTTTTATCTGACATAGTAGACAACTGGTCACCTAAATTATATTTTACGGAAGTTATTTCTCCTGTATTCAAATTGGTATTACCGTAGTTGGTCGAAAATGCTCCCAACTTTAACAATCTTAGTGTATTGGAAGATGAACCATATTCTAAGTTTCTAACATTAAAGGAATCTCGTATAGGGTCATTTGTTACTTTTGATGTTGATGAAGGATTGTAGACATAAGAGATATTACTAAAAGGTTTTTGTTGTAACATGAAATCTAAATTTGCTAATTTTATTATATTACCTTCATTGATATCTTCTTCTACTTTACTATTAGAACTACCATCTAATATAGAAGGTAAATTTAGTGTCGCAAATAGATAGTAAGGTGTTCCATTTTTTGTTGTCAGTCTCCTACATAACCACTCTAGTGCCTCATTAGGTGTCATATTAGGAATGATACAGGTTATGTCTTGTTGAGCACTGAATTCATCTTTAGCTGTTTTTGCCCCAGTATAAGATATATCGACTTGTCTCCCAAGTTCACTTTGACATATACTCTTCACTATTCTTTCTAAACTTCCGTTATATGATTTACTTATCTTAGTGACCTGTCCAAGAAATCCGTGTTCATCAACAAGAGAGATAACAAAGTAACTAGATTTTCCGTTTGCATCTTTAACTTGAGTTTTTATTTTATATGCTATAAAGTTTTTGTTAAATATCATTGGGGTTGAGTCTTTGTCTGTGGTACTAAGAGAAATAGTAATCCTCTCTGTTCCTTGAAATTGCATATCAGAAAAAATACCTTGGTTGTCAGTTACAACTAATTCCCCTGTCAAAAAATGTCTATCCATATTCTCATAGATAAGAAGTTCAAGCACTTGGTCGGTTAAGTCAAAATCTACCAGTCTTGAATCACTCTTTGAACTTGTTGTTGTTTCATCTGCTGTCATCCTATCAGCGTGCATAATAACAGACGATAGTCTAAACTGTGGATTTACTTTATTGTTGTTAGAACTTGCCATTTTAAAATATTATCTTTTTCTCATAAGCATTTTATATTCTGCAACAACGCCTTGTATCAAATCTGGATTTATAACAATTATAGATTTCAGTTCTTCATTTTTTAGTTCTAATCGTTCTCTATATGTAATGGGTGTTAAACTTGCGGCAGGATTATTGAAATCAAATAATGTTAAGTCTACATATTCTTTATCAGAATTTTCATAATGATGAATGGAATTGTATTGTGCAGACTCCGCTAATATTGTTGCTGTGATAATAACATTTTCACCAGTAGTATAACTCACAGTTTCACCTACTGGTCCGAAAGCAGTAGTGTTTATCTCTTCCCCATTGTCTACTATGAGTTGACCCATCTCTGGTATCTTACGAATTACTGTTCCACTTACACCATTATTTGATGTTACCGTTTGCCCAACAGGAAAGTTTTTAGATATATCATCATTAGTTACTATTGTCCTGTAAGGATATTTGCTCTTAGTCTCATCAAGTAAGTCATATGTCGGTATGGGCCAACCCGATTCTCTTATGTGGGGATTCACTAAAAAGAATGTCCAATAGTAATCAACAGTACCATAAAATTTAAAAGATAATATATCGGGTCTGTCTCCCGACAAAATAGTATATTTATTATAGGTAGTAGCGTTGTTGATTGCATCTACAACTGCAACGGTTTGTGTCAAATCATTAAAGAAGTTAATTCCTTCGAAATCACCAAAACCATATAATACTGTATTTAGATTTTTAAAATATGTTGTAGGCATTTTAATATCCGTCCTTGATATCTTGTTTGTTGATTTTTTCTGATTCCTTAAAGTCCAGTTTTATTGATACTGAAATTGGTTCAAATGTAAATGTTCCAACTCCATTTCCATCGGAGGAGAATTCTGTGTATCCTTTACGAAAAGCGTTCATTCCATCATCAGAACCATTATATGTTGTTACTACAGACTGTAAATAACAAGGTTTTATTTTATGGAATACAGGTTGATTATCGTGCATCATTTCTATGTTAAATCTATCAGGATATTTATAACCCATTTCAATTGACACATCGTTATTAGTGCCAAAGTTGCCTGTTATTTTTTCTGGATATAATTCTTCTCTAAATCGTTTTACTATTTTTCTAATCTCTAATGCTTCTTCCATACTTTCTGCTTTCATCTCAAAGGCAAAAGAAAACTCTCTAAAGTTAACACCTTTGAAAATAAATCTGTAGTGGTCAGTCATTGCTGTCCTAGTACCCATACCTGTAACTTGAGGACTTAATATCTTACCAAACAATTCGTTTGAACTACCTAATTTTTGTGCTGCTATTGATGCCGCTAGTTTTGCACCTGTATCTGGGTTGCTAGAAAGCGCCGAACCTATTGCCCCCGCACCAGCGTTTAGTGTGTCTCCTATACTTATCGACTTACCTCCCATCGCCGCTAGTTTTGCTTGGTCTCCCATACCTAATGAAGCAGCACTAACTTCAACAGCATCAGCATACGACATCATAGGAGACATGTATAACTTTATTTCAACATCTCCTCTATCAGGTATATCTTTATACTTTTTATCTGTTTTTATTAGTTCTCCCCCATAATTACCTTTGTTGCCCGCTAATCCCTCAGTAAATGCGTTTTTCATCGATTTTAATTGTTCAAAGAGTCCCCCTCCCATCGCCGCTAAAGCTTTTAATGTTCCAGTGGTTGCACCAATTAGAAGGTCTCCTGCGTCTTCTACATCAAGTGTTCCATTTTTAAGTTTCTCAAATGCTTCTGCTCCTTTGGAGCCCTCCTCAAAAACTAAATCAACTGCTTTCACTAATCCATCAAGTTTTTGACGTAAATTACCGAGGTCGAACACCGTTTCTTTAACAGGGGCAAATCTTACATAACTTTTCAAACCCTTGTCTACACCAAGACCTTCAAGAGGATACTGTAAGCGTTGCTTTTCTTGCTGTTGTTCTTTGACTTCAGTCAAATCAGCTGATGTTACGGCGCTGTTGGTAGTTTCTGCCATCTTTTATTTTCCTACTAAATAGTTTATAGTCAAGTCTATTTATAAGGTTTTTATGGCATATTCTGGAAGATATTCAGTAAAAAATCCATCTAAGTATGAAGGTGACCCAACTAAGGTTACCTATCGTTCTTTATGGGAAAGACGTGCCTTCATATGGTGTGACGATAATCCCAATATAATCAAATGGTCATCCGAAGAAGTCGTTATACCTTATCTATATGAAGTAGATAGGAAGTATCACCGATACTTTATGGATTTAAAAATTACAACTAAACAGGGTAAGACATTCCTTGTAGAGATAAAACCCGATGGACAGACAAGACCACCCAAGGGTTCAAGAAGAACAAAGAGATACCTCAACGAAAGTTTGACTTATATTAAGAACGTGAACAAATGGGAAGCGGCAGAAGAATATGCCAAGGACAGGGGTTGGGAGTTTGTGATATGGACTGAGAAGAACGAACCTCTGAAGTCTATTATACCCAAGTCAACCAAACCATTAAAACCAATAAAACCTTACAAACGCCGCAAGAAGTAGTATAAATAGACGTATGAGTAAGTTATTCGATACCCTATCAAGAGAAGCGTTTCGTGCAGGCGTGAACCCTCGTACTGCGGAATCACGTAAGTGGTTTCGTCAACGTGCAAAGGAATTGCGTGGTGTTAATCGTAGAGAGTTGATGGGTGAGTTGCCCTCAGGGGGCAGTGTCGTTGGAACAATGCAGATGTTCTTCTATAACCCAAAGACAAAAGACACACTACCTTATTACGATAAGTTTCCTTTGGTTGTTGTGGTTGGTCCTGCAAAGGGTGGGTTCTATGGATTGAACCTTCACTATCTACCTCCATTCTTAAGAGCGAAACTACTAGGTGGTTTGATGGATATCGCTACAAGTAAAACATCACCTAGTGCAAAGTTTGAAATATCATATGGTACACTAAAAGCGGCAAGTAATCTGAGTGCATACAAACCTTGTTTTAAACACTACCTTGCAAGTAATGTTGCAAGTGGTTTTGCGAAGGTTCCTGCACCTGAATGGGAAATTGCGACCTTCCTTCCGATTGCACAGTTTGCTAAGATACCAAATCCTCTAAAAGCATATGCAGATTCAAGAAAGATGATATAAATGTTAAAGAAAACACAAATAACAGGTGGAGTTAATTTATCAGGTCTTGGTGGGTCTATAAGCGATTTCACAGCAGCGATATCTTCCGCTGGTGGTTTAAATGACCAGACCCTATATCAAGTAGTATTACCTCCCTTAACAGGTTTTACATCAGTTGACGGTATCAGTAGAGAGTTAAACCTGCTTTGTTCTTCTGTTACATTACCACAGAGAAACCCAACATTCATGGGGAAACAGATTGGAACAGTACGAAAAACTATGGTTCATGGTTTTACAAAAACTGATATATCAATGTCATTCATATTACTAAGAGATTTAAAAGCACAAAAATATTTTAAAGTATGGCAACAAATAATATTCAATCCAAATAACCATGAAATGGGTTATTATAAAGATTATGTAAAAGATATTACAATTGAACAGTATGCCAAAAGACCAAATGGTAGAGACTACACTAGGACTGTTAATGGATTCTCTACAACTTCAGACGGAACAACCAAAACTACAACCTTCAAACAAGGAGGAAAAGATATGACCATAATAAATTCAACTTCACCTGAGTTATCTACTTTAGGAATTGATGGTGGAGCAGGTATGATATTCTTTGATAAAACACAAGAATATACTTTGATAGACGCATTCCCCACTGTTGTTGATGGAGAAGAGGGACAAACACTCACAGCAACTCCACCTGATGGTGAAACCAGTGTTCTAAATGTTACATTCTCATATAAAGAATATCGTCATGAATTCGCGGGGATTAATAAAAAACGTCCAGAGGAAAAATCAGCAGAAGATTCCAAAATGTCCTCTAGGGAATTGGCGGAGATGGAAAAAATAGTAGATGCCAGTAACGAAGATGATAGAAAAAAAGAGATGGCAAAAATCAACGCTAAAAAAGCAGCAGCGAATGGAAATGGACGCAATCCTTTCCCTCATGGACTGCCAGGACTATAGGCGTCGGGACATAACTTAAAAGATATATAAATAAAATAAAATATAATATTACTATGGAGAAAAAATAAATATTATGGCACTACCTAAAATAAATCAAGCGATAAGATATGAAACGATTATACCGTCTTCTCAAAAGAAGATAACGTATAGACCTTATTTTGTGAAAGAAGAAAAAATACTAATGCAATCGTATGAGTCCGAAGACGAAGGTGTTGCAATGAGGGCAATGATGGATACTGTTGTAGCTTGTGTATATGATACAATCGTACCCGCTAATCTTACCACCTATGATATAGAATTCTTATTCACACAGATAAGAGCAAAGTCTGTTGGAGAAAAATCTAAGATAATTGCTTCATGTATAAAAGAAGACTGTGAAATAAAAACGACTTTGACCGTAAACCTTATGGAAGTAAAGGTTCAATCAGGGGCGAGAGACGATGTGAAGGATGTTATTGAACTTTCAGATAATATTCAGTTAGAATTAAAATACCCATCATTTGAATCCTACATAGGTATTTGGAACGAAGAAAAGACAGATACTGAGTTCGGTTTGGATATGATACCCTTTTGTATAAAGGCAATAATTTCTGGAGAAGAGAGAATAACAGATTGGGGTGAAGAAGAAATATCAGATTTTATTGACTCTATGACTAGTGAACAATTTGCTAAGATTACAGATTTTATAGAGAACGCACCATCGTTAAAACATGAAGTAGAATTTGACTGTGAATGTGGACAAAAAAACAAAGCAATTCTGGAGGGTCTATCTGATTTTTTTTAGTATGCCTCTCTCACAATGATTTGCTAACATATTATAAAGTAAATTTTGCGTTGATGCATCACTATAGTTATTCTCTTCAAGATATAGAAAATATGATTCCTTGGGAAAGGGAAATTTATTTAACTTTGTTAGAACAACATATAAAAGAACTAGAGGCAGAACGAAAAAATGAAGGACGAGAAAGCATTGCAAATCTTTAATAGGACAAAGAAATGAAAGATGAATTGGGTAAATCAATTTCTAAGCTTTATACTGGAATCGTAAAAAATATAGAAACTAGTGTTAATAATGCTGAGAAAAAAATAAAAGAAAAAAGACCTGTTGAGGCTGTTAAAACTTTTGTATCTAACAACAACCCTATAACAAAGCTTGGACAGAAGGCATCAGATAAAAAAACTGAGATTGTAGAAGGTGTTAAAAAATCAAAGAACGCCTATAAAACAGCTGCTTTTGGACCCCCAGCTGGCGCTGGCACACCTATAGTTTTAAGTGAAAAATATAAAGAATCTATTGGGCCCAAACAACCCGAAAGGGCGCCAGAGGTTTTATCCACACCAAAGAAAAAACCAACCATTGAAGAACAAGCAAAGACATTCATGCAAAAACGGAGTATAACTCCAAACTCAACTCCCAAAAAACAAGACATGAACATGAAACCCCCTCCTTGGGTAGAAACGATAACGAAGAAAATAGATGGTGTTAAAGAAGCAATCGGTGAAGCACCAAAGAGAGAAAAGGAACCAGTAAAACAGGTTAAACCTGAAAAGGAAACAGTAACTCGCGAAAGTATGTTGACAACAATTGCCACAAAACTAGGTGGTATCAGAAGAAATATGACCGAGCAAGGTAGAGCAGAAAATAAAGAGAGAAAGACTCAAAGAGCAGAAGACAAAGTTAATGCAAAAAAAGAACGTGCTGACCGTATTCTTATGGAAAAGAAAAATCTCAGAGAGGAGATTAAAGAAAACCGTAAAGCAGCAAAGAAAGACCGATTTGATAAAGGAAATCCACTACAAAGAATATCTAAGTTTCAACTAGAAGCAAAGAAAGCAAGAGCTGACGGAACATTTAAAACTAAAAAATGGAGAGAGAGGACTAGAAAAGAAAACCAAATGTTTGTGTTTTCTAAAATGACTAGTCTAGTAGCAACATTGGCAAAGGTACTTGTTGCTGCACTTGTCATTGGTTTAGTACTTAAAGGTATTGGTAAAGTACTAAAGGTAGCAACTAAAATTAAAGATTTCTTGTTTGGTAAAAAACAAAGTGACGATACTACTAACGCAGAACAATACGGCATTGGCAAAGGAAGTACTATAGATACCACAGGTATTATGGCTTCCGAAGACTTTAGTGATAAGGAGAAGGCAAAAATTGCAAAATCAAGTTCATTGGCTAATTCAAATAAACTCGGTAACTTTATAGCAGAAGGTGGTAGAGATACATTTGGGCGTACAATGAATCTTACTGGAGCAGTTCTATCAAAAGCAGGTGAGATACCCTACCTAAATACCCTTCCACAAGCAAAAGCAGCAAGAGCTATAGGTAAAAAATTATCAGCAGGTGGGGCAGCAACTTTGTCTGCAACATCTTTCCAAGGTAAAACTATTGGAACAACAATAGATAATCAAGTAGATTCAACTGCATTTAACCGAACTAGAGAACAAATTAAAAAGACAGGGGATAAGGAAAAATTAAAAGAATTTGATGATGCTTACAAACAAGCAAATAAGAAAAACAAAGCAGATGAAAAACGATTAGAAAGAATTGCAGCTGGTAAGTCATTTTCGACAAAAAATCTTGATGCAGGTGAAGCAGAGATGTATGAAGGATTAACTGCTGAACAGGCTCAAGAACAATTAAAAATGTTCAAAATGAAGAATGGTAGATTTAAAGGTGATGGAAGTAGAGACTTAGATAGAATTACCAAAGAAATTACGGGTAAAACATACACTGAACAGAAACGAAGTGTATTATCTGATTTTGAGAAGGCAAACCCAAATTATTTAGAGGGTAGTAGTGGAGATTCGTCTAATATTGCGGCAGAGTTCAAAGAAGGTTCTACTTGGAGTAAGAGTCAAGAAAAGAGAAACGAATTACTACAAGAAATAAAATCTGCTATCGCTAAAGCTACTTCAGGAACAACTGTGAATATAAATGACAGTTCTTCGAACACTAATACTAATAACAATGGAGGAGGAGGCGAAAAAGAATATATTGGTGGTTCACCTATTTCAACTGACCCAGAGGCAGTGGTAGACCATGCTATAGCATAAAAAAAGGGAGACCCGAAAGTCTCCCTTAAGTCCTAATCCTCTGCCGCGAGTTTCGCGAAGTAGGATAATGTATCATCATCTCCATCAGATGCCATCGCTACCTGCGGTTGAGGAGCAGACGGTATCACTTGAGGTTCAACTGACTTAGACCCAACAGTCTCGGCAGTTCTCTGTAATGATTCATTCTTCATAGTAGAACCAGAACCAGTCGCCTGACCTAACACAACTTCAAGTCGTGCCTTCAAGTCATCATAAGACTTGTATGATGATGGGTCAGTAAACTCACTCATGTCATGCATAGTATTATAGGTTGCTTCTAGTTTAGTTTCTTCACCTTCTA